CTAGAGCAGATGGCCAAGTACAGAGCGCTGAAGCTTCAAGCATACAAGGATTGGTCTGTGGCGGAAAAGCGCGAGAAGATCATCAAGCAAGCGGACGCAGATCTCACGGAAGCACGCGCCATCTATGCCGCAACACCTCCCAAGGAAGCCAGGCTTGAATTCGCTCGCCTAGAAGATCGCATCAGGATCACGCCTAAGCCAATGGTAACTTTTGAGATAACTCGTAAACCAAGCCTGTGGCAGAGATTCAAATCGCTCTGGACATAGACAACCAGCAAGCCGCCAAGATACTGGCCGAGATTGCTAGGCGCACAGCAACGGTTAAAACCGTCAAGCCTGACATTCTCGGCCACCGCGATGTTTTCTGGCAGCAACGCGACTTCATCACTCATCCAGCCAAGCTCAAAGCTCTATTCTGCACTCGCCGCAGTGCCAAAAGCTTCACCGCTGGCCTATACCTTGTACACGAAGCGCTTGAGAATCCCGGATGTAACGTCCTATTCGTCGGCCTTACCAGGCAATCCGCAAAGAATATCGTCTGGAAGGATATTCTTCGTGTCCTAGACAAGCTGCATGGGCTAAACGCCAAGCCTAACCAGGCCGATCTCACGATGACTCTGCCAAGCGGCTCGCTCATCGCTGTCACCGGTATCGACGCTGATCAGTCTGAAATGCTAAAGCTTCTAGGCAGAAAGTGGCGGCTTGTCTGTATTGACGAAGCATCCATGTATACCGTCGATATGCGCAACTTCGTCTACGGCATCCTTGGCCCCGCCATGGTCGACCCCAATGCAGGTGGCGACCGTGGAACCATCGCCATGTTCGGCACAGCGTCCGACTTCCCTCGCGGACTGTTCTATGACGTGACTACCGGCGCTGAACCAGGATGGCAGCTTTTCAAATGGACGGCGCACGATAATCCTCACGTTGCGAAACAGTGGCAAGAGAACCTAGAGGACATCCGAAAAAACCGACCTCTGTATATGGAGACTTCGCAGTTTCGCCAGTGGTTTTTAAATGAATGGGTGGTAGATGAGAATAAGCTTTGTTACCGCTTTAATCCTATCAGGAATCTTGTACGTCAACTTCCTCATCTTTCAACAGCTGGATGGACATTTGTCCTTGGAATTGACACTGGCTGGGAAGACGATAACGCTTTCGTATTGACCGGATTCCACGCCAATGATCCGCATTGCTATGTGGTCAAAACTCACTCCGAAAAGAAGATGACCTTTGATCAGGTAGCAGCCAAAACGCAGGAATTTTTAGACGACCGTGAATACCCAATTGCCAAGGTATTCATCGACGGAGCCAATAAGCAAGGCGTTGAATCCATGCGCCAGCGCTACGGCATCGCTTTCGAGTATGCCGAGAAGCAAGACAAAGCCACCTTCATCGAGCTTTGCAATGCCGACCTAGTGCAGGCCAAGATCCTCTTTGTCGACAACGACGACACCAAAGACTTGCGCGACGAGATGCTGGCCTTGGTCTGGGTGACAGACGGCGACACCATCAAGCTGCCCAAGAAAGAGCATCCAGCTCTACCCAACCACAGGTGCGATGCTTTTCTCTACGCTTGGCGCAACGGCTACCATTACCACTGGGACAAAATCCAACCTTCCATCCCTGTGGGCTCGAAAGAATGGTTCGCCAAGCAAGCTGAAGGCATTTGGGACAGGGAGCGCGACATTCTAGAAAAGGACGGATCGGTGGGCGAATGGCCTACGGAGCCTCATGGCTGGTAGGTGGCTGGCAAGGATGGATTCGAACCACCGGCTTACAGATTAACAGTCTGTTCCCTTACCGCTTGGGTACTTGCCAATATGTCTGGTAGCGGGAGTTGGATACGAACCAACCGATATCTAGGTTATGAGCCTAGCGAGACGCCATTTCTCCATTCCCGCCACAACATGAGCATTTTAGACATTATTAGGGGCTACTTCCTACCAAAAAGGACCAAAATGCTACCTTTTTTAAAACATAAGCAGGAAGCAATAGCAGGTGGGCCGGATGATGAAATCATGCGCAAGCCTGATGAAGAAGAAGACTATGAGATGCTTGATGCTATTGCCGAAGACATCTTAGCTGCTGTTGGTAAGAAAGATGTTAAGCTTTTAAAAGAAGCCTTAACTTCTTTAGTAGAGCATATCAAGGAAGAAGACAAAGAACAGGACGCACAAACCTACTCAGGAGAAGTTTAAATGACCATCAATAGCTTATCGCCGATTGCATCGACTCCTGTAGCTGGCCTTGGCACGCAGACGTTCAACATTCCATCCACTGGGCTCTACACGATTGGCTTCAAGATCTTTGTGCCATTCGTCCAAGGCACTTCGGCTGATTCGACCAGCACTGCTGGACAGTCTGGCTTGCAAGTTGTCGTCGCACTCAACGGCGTGACCAAGCTCACTGTTGGCGGATCGGCCACTAACCCAACGCCTACCCAGCCCATCGTTGGTAGCTTGATTGTCCTGCAATGCACGGCCGGTGACGTAGTGACCGTGGTTCTATCCTCTGCAAACGCAGTGGACGCAGCGCCAAACGCAGTTAAAGGCATCATCAACATCTTCGCGGGGGAATAAGCTATGTCCATGGCCATCGCGTACCGGCTGGGTAAGAAGAAGCACGACAAGGGTGTTCATAAGCCTGTGGGCGACGAACGCTATGGCCGTGGCGCTAGCGAAGCGGGCGAAGACTACCGCGATTACAAGTCCGAGCCTAAAGGCGCTTTCTCTAGGGAAGGTGACAAAAGCTCAAAGGATAAGCATCGTGAAATCCTTGATGAGCTAATGGACATGCGTGGCGGTAGGGAGCACCTTGCCGGTGGCGGCGAGATCGAAGACGACGACATGATTTCCAAGATCATGGCCAAGCACTACTCGGAAGGTGGCAAACTTGCCAACAAGACTGAGATAACGGCAGATTTTGAGCCTAATGCCTTTGACGAATTAGCGCTCGAAGATGACCTAGAGCAGCACTACACAGGTGCTAACTCTGGCGACGAGCTTGGCAACGATCAAGAGGACGAAGACAGGCACGATATCGTGTCTAAAATCATGAGATCCCGCACCAAGCGTGACAAACTTCCAAGGCCAGCATGAACCTTACAGAGCTTAAGAAGCTTCTGACTTTGTGCCGTAAGCAGGGAGTTACCGAGATTGACTTTGAAGGCATCAAGGTGAAATTCGGCGACCTTCCTGCGCCTAGAAAGCTGGCCGAAGGTGAGGCGGAAGAAGAAACAGACGACGAATTAACGTCGGAACAACTCATGTTCTACAGCGCAGGCGGAACGCAATGAAAATCAGCAAGTCCGATGGTGGGCCGTCCAAGATTACGATGCGGACCAAGGGCAAAGACACCGATGGAACCGCCATCCTTGCTGAATGGTGGAAGGCAGAGGACGAAGCGCAACTATGCGCAGAACTTTGCGGTACCGCTGCCTATCTCAAAACCGCACAGACCTACCGCATTCGCCAGCTAGCCGTGGACATTCGCCTCTACTGTGGCCTATCGGTCTATTCCCACGCTGGTTCTAACGTGTCCAAGATGGACAAAACCAAGTCCCTGCCAGATGACAAACCGACCTTTAACCTCGTCTCGGTCGCCACCGATACGCTGGTCAGCAGGATCGGCCAAAACGAGCCAACACCTAAGTTTCTGACCGATGGTGGGGATTACCGCGAGCGCCACCTTGCCCAGCAGCTTAACCAGTTCATCCTGGGCGAGTTTTACCAGACCAAGGCCTATATCAAGGGCAAAAAGATGTTCCGCGATGGCCTTGTGATGGGACCAGGCGCTCTCAAGGTTTACGAAGGTCACGACGACAAGGTGCAGGTTGACCGCGTTATGACCACGGACCTTTACGTCGATGACAATGATGCTCTAAACGGCGAGCCGCAGCAGCTAATACAGCTAAAGCTCATGGACAGAGACAAGCTAGCTGCCAACAATCCAAAGGCCGCTGGTATCATCGACGCCACGCCTCAATCCTACCCAGATAACTCGCCTGATTCCGGCCGCACTACCGCCGATCAAGTGATGGTGTTTGAAGCCTGGAAGCTGCCATCTGGCGATGACCAGAAAGCTCCCGGCTACATACCAGGACGCCATGTAATCGCTACCGCATCGGGGATCATCTTTGAAGAAAAATGGCACAAACCAAAATTCCCCTTCGTCTTCTTCAACTACTCCGATCCGTTCTTGGGATTTTGGGGGCAGGGTTTGGCTACTCGGCTCTTTGGTACGCAGCTTTCGCTCAATCGAATCCTCCACGTTATCAGCAAAGCCATCATGCTCGTTGGAGTACCAAGGGTATTCATTGATCAATCGTCAAAAGTTGTCAAAGCTCACCAAAACAATGAAATCGGCGTCCTTGTCACCTACTCAGGAACAAAGCCTAGCTACGAAGTAGCGCCGTGTAACGCTCCTGAGCTTTATGCCGAGCGCGACAAGCTCATTAGCTATGGACTGAAGCAGGAAGGCATCAGCGATATGCAGGCCACAGGCGAAAAGCCTCGCGGCTTGGATTCAGGCGAAGCGGTACGAAGTTTCGAAGACGTTAACGATGCTCGCTTCTCTGAGACATCGAAAAAATATGATCAAATCTTCGTCGATCTTGCCTATCTCATCGTCGATACGGCTAGAGATATCGCAAACCGCACCGGCAAGTACCAAACTGTCTACCCGAACAAAGATGGCACCAAAGAAATCGACCTTCCTAAGATGTCGATCCTCGATGATCCATTTGTCATTCAATGTTTCTCTGAATCCTCGCTCCCAAGGTCCCCGGCCGGGCGCATCGCTGCGATCACCGAGCGCGTGCAATCCGGTATGCTCACGGTAAAAGAAGGCCGTAGGCTGATGCACTATGAGGACTTGGAACAAGACGAGAAGCTAGACAACGCTTCGGAAGAAAGAATCTTCAAGTACCTGGACGAAATCGTCGAGGACGGCAAGTACACGCCTCCAGACATTTTCATGGACCTCGCCTTGGCCAATGAGCTTACGGTGAAGTACCTGAACCTCTATCTGGCGTGCGGTTTGGAAGAAGAAAAGGCGGACCTACTTCGCACCTTCTTCAAGCAAGTCAACACGCTGATCCAAGCCGCAACGCCGCCGCCTCCGCAGCCTATGCCTGGCCAACCACAGGCCGCGCCGGAAGCGCCACCAACCTCGCCGCTCGTGCCTAATGCACCTAACCAGGCGGCTTAACAAGGAAAATAGATGAAAATATCAGCAGTCCCATCCGTCGGCAATACTGCCGGTGGTGTCACCACGGGCGCAGAACCGCAGGCTTCCCGCGTCCAACAGCTGCGCACGCAACTCATGCGCACGAATGCCTCGCCGGAACAATACGAGCTTCCACCTGAAAAAGTGGGCAATCCTCACGATAATAGTGAAGCGTTAGTGGACGAAGAAACGAAACCACTAAGTCCCCAACTTGCTGCCATTGCAAAACAACGGCGGGCTCTCCAAATTAAAGAGAGAGAGATCGCAGACAGAGAGAAGGCACTGAGCGAAAAGCCTGCTACCCAAGTTGGCGGAGTAGATCTAGCCAAATTGAAGTCAGATCCATTGGGTGTCCTGCAAGCCGCTGGCGTCACTTACGATATGCTGACTGAAGCAATCTTACAGTCTAACGATGGTTCATCCGCCCAGATAAGGGCACTGGAAGCAAAGTTGGAAGCTCTCGAAAAGGGAGTGGACGAAAAGCTTACAGAACGAGAAGCGCAATCAGAGAGGCAAGTTCTTGCTGAAATGCAAAAGGAAGCCTCCCAGCTTGTAGCCGAAGGTGAAGACTTCGAGCTTGTAAGAGAGACAAAGAGCGTGCCGGACGTGATGAAGCTGATTGAGAAGACGTACCGGCAAACCGGCGAAGTCTTGGAAGTCAGGGAAGCACTCAAGATGGTGGAAGACTACTTGATTGAGGAAAGCGAAAAGCTTGCGGGAATCTCTAAAATTCGGAAACGCTTTGAGCCTGATCCGAGTGGACTGTTGAGACAACCACAGCCACAAATGCGAACGTTGACAAACCGGGACACCGCGCATGTTCCATTGACACCGAAGCAAAGGGCTCTTGCGGCGTTTAGAGGACAACTAAAATAAAAGGAGCCAATCAATGGCTGTTTCTCCTGTATATGCGAATAGCTCGAACCAGCTGGCGGCTCTAAAAGAGCTTTATTCCGACGACAAAGATTACATGAAAAATATCGTGTACTCTAAAAACCCTTTCCTGGCTCTTGTTCCAAAGAACGAAAGTCCTGATGGATTTGCCGGTAAGTACATTCCAGTGCCTCTGGAATACGGCAACCCTCAAGGCCGTTCGCACACCTTTGCGAACGCTCAAAACCAGCAAACCGCATCGGACGTGGTGTCCTACTTCGTCTACGCGATCCAAGACTATCAGCTAGTCACCATCACGAACCTCTTGATGGAGCAAACCAAGTCCAACGCAGGCGCTTTTGTCGATGAAGCAAGCCGCACCTTGGACAACGGCTTTCGCAACATCTCAAACAACATGGCCTTTGAGCTTTTCTACGGCGGGACGGCTAGCCGTGGTCAAATCTCCGCTGCAGGTGTCAGCTACTCCGCTCCCACGGTGACTTTGACTCTAGCCAACAGCCAGTCTGTTGTTCAGTTTGAAGTTGGCATGACGCTCCAGGCTTCTGCTACGGACGGCGGCGCAGCACTTCAAAACGCTCCCGGCACTATCGACGCGATCCAAGTGACCTCGGTTAACCGTGGCACAGGCGTGATCAGCGGTACCGTGGTTCAAGGCGCACCGCAAACTTCCTGGGCTGCTGCGAGCTTCCTGCAAGTCCTGGGCGATATCGGCATTGCCGGGTCCAGCACCATCGCTGGGATGCTTGGTCTGTCTGGCCTTGCCGCTTGGGTCCCATCGGTTGATCCTCCATCGACCGATAACTTCTGGGGAGTTAACCGCTCGGCCGATCCTACTCGCCTTGGTGGCCTTCGTTACAACGCAGCTAGCCAATCGATCTCCGAAGGTCTGACCTCGGCTTTGGCGTTTGGTAATCGCGAAGGCGCGAGCTTTGACCTGATTGTCATAGATTTCCTGTCATATTCGACACTTATCAATGAACTCGGAGCCAAGGTTCAATACGTCCAGCTCGCCCATGATGAAGTTGAAGTGGCTTTCGAGGCCATTCACTTCCATTCCGCCTACGGCAAAATCCCAGTCTTGGCCGATCGTAGCTGCCAGCCTCAGACGGGTTGGTGCCTCGATACCAAGACCTGGAAGCTGCGCACTTTGGGCAAAGCTCCGCACAT